AAGCACTTTTCGGTGATGGCCCTTCATCTACTACTTCGTTTGTTTGAAGAACTCTAGATGTCTGACCAACTCCAGTGGTAACGATTGTTGGCTTTTCTCCGCTCAATCCCAGCAAGAATTTAGATGTTGCTACAGCTTGCTGTGGCACTGGCAAGGCAGCAATAGAGTCAAGCTGCTGGCGAGCGCTCTGGAGATCCTTGTAAGACAGCACTCCATTGTTCTGATATTTCTGAAGAAGCTGTTGCGCCGCACCCAATCGTGCGTCGGGTGAAAGCTGCAAAATATCTGACGAATTCTTCCGCATAATCGACATGGCTTTTTCGTGATGTTCTTCCATGTCGGCATTCGACGTACGCATCATTTGCGTATATTTGAATGCCAGCTCCGGCGGCACGTTGTTTTTCGCAAAGTTCTTACTAGCGGCGTCGATGTCCCACGTATCAAGATTCTTGACGCCGCTCTCAGCCAATACCCTGTAAGGGTTGGTCCGTGCAATCGTTGGGAATCCTTGACGGCTCGGAAGAGTTCCAGCAATAGCGGCTGCTCCGGGAACCTCTGTCCGCACAAACTTTCCATCTGCGCCAACTTTAAAATTGCCAGGGCTATCAAGCGACAATTCAGACCGAGTCAGTTCGGCTGGGACTGCTTTATTCCCAGGAAAATTTCGATAGGCAAGTCCCTGAGTCGTTTGAGTTTCTGCCTTCCCCATGTCATTGAAAATAGCTTTAGCTTTTTCAGCTGCTCGTCGGTCTTGCGCTTCAGGGCTGTTGTAATCCGTGATGGTCTTTGACGCAATGTTTCCCAACCCTTGGATAGCATTGCCCCACGCCTGCCCCTGCTGCTCTGCCGCCCGTGCCTGAATCTCGCCAATGCGAAGCAACGCCTCTGCTTTGGCCTGATCGCCCTTGCCCATCAACTCACTAATGGAGCCGATGTAGGGGTTGATAAACGGTTTGTATTCAAATGCCATGGCTTAAGCCGGGGGCGCAGTCTGAAGGAGTTCATTGAAGCGGTCTGCACCAGTCTGACGCCACTGGTTATAGGACTGCACCCAGCTGTTGAACTGGTTGTTGTAGTCCTGCTGCGCCGCATTTGCGTTCATCGTGTAGTTCATCTGGTTGGCGTTCGCGTTGGTGCCGTAGGCCGTCTGGGCATTCGCCTCGTTGGTGTTATACGCACCCTGCCGCGCTGCCTCGTTCGTGCCGTAGGCATTCGACCGGCCCAGTTCGTTCGCGCCATACGCCTGGAACGCATTGTTGGCGTTGGTGCCAAACGCATTCGCCCGGTTCTGCTCGTTCATGTTGTAGGCGTTGGCCGCATTGCCGTAGTTCGCCGCATATGTGTTGTAGCGGTTCTGCTCGTTCGTGTTGTAGTTCGTCAGGTTCCGGTTGTAGATGTTGCCGTATTCCTGACTGGCCGCGTTCTGCCCGTAGTCCAGAATGTCTCGCAGGTTGCCGCCCGTGTTGGTGACCCCCTTGGCCGCACCAGACCGCTCCAGCGCCTGCTGGCCCTGATTCAGACGGAACTGATAGCTCGGGTCTTGCTGCATGTCCGCAGCCGTAGGCGAGGCAAACGGCGTGGCCTGCTGATACTCAGGACGACCGAACGCTGTTGGCGCCTGATAGTAGGGCGACGTGTACGTATTCGCCTGATACGGGGTCGAAGGCTGATACGGCGCTGACGGGGTGTACGTCGGCTGCGAATACGGCTGAACCGCAGGCGTGGTCGGTGCGCCGTAGTTAAACGGTCCGTTTACACCTTCAAGATACGTCGCCATTACACACCACCTGTCGGGGGCGCAAGCGAGGTTGCGCCACGTTGGTTCCAGTCGTTGTACGCCTTCAACCAGTTGTTCATCTGGCCGTTAAAGTCTTGCTGCCCCAGCATGGCATCGCGCTGGTTGTTTGCCGCATCCTGTGCGCCAAACCGATAGGCGCGGCGACGGTCTGCCGTACTCGGCATCCCCGTTGAAGTATCCATCGACGATTGTACGCTCGGCCCACGGGCCAACTGGTCCCGTGTGCCTGCCCACGGCGCTTGTGCGAATCCTGTGCCTTGCAACGACCGGTCATAGACATCGTTCGTATAGCCAAACTGACGGGCTGCGGTATACGGATTCTGCGCGGCGTCGGGGGTCTGCGCGGCATACGGATTTTGCGGCGTTACCATGTTTGCCATTGTCGTTGTAGCAGGGATCGCGGCTGACACAGGCGCGGCCTGCATGGGAGGCGCAGTCGTCGTAGCGCGTGCGCTATACGGAGTCGTGGGTGGACGAACCGATGAAGTCGCCGCCGTGTTTGTTGGCGCAGAAGGCGTAATAGCCCCAATCGTGCTAACAGGCGGGGGCGGTCCCGTATACGCACCGTTAAACATGCCAGCCATCTTTGTCTGCAACGCATTGCGTTGTGCGGCTGTTATGCCGGACGCATCCATCTGCGTTTGCAGACGAGCCATCTCTGCGGTGTATGCTGCTGACGGGGCTTTCCCACTTAGACGGGCCGGGTCAAGGTCGTTCCAGTTCGTGTCGTAGTTGCCCGCAACAGACCGGTCACCACCAGACTGCGCCCGAGCCGTAGCCTTTGTAATGGCTTCGGCAATGAAATCAGCAGGATTACGACCCGCATTTCCAGCGTAGCTTACCTGTCGAATAACACCGTCAAGGGCACCTGAATCAAATGGCACTCCAGCAGGCCATTTTGCACGCAGTTCTCTTTCCCACGACTCTTTGTTGTCTGCAATGTGCTGATCGCGTGGGTTCTCACTCTTTGGCGCGGAAGTATTCGCTACTTGTCTGTTGCCATACGCTTGCGCTTCAGGGCTTGTGTAAATGGCCTCAATCGCACCACCAAACCCTCTCGGATTGTTGAGATGCGCCTGAATAACCGCGTCACTCTCAGGCTCTCTCCCAAGCGCCTCTCGATACGCACGAATAATTGCATCACGCGTACTTGTGTTTGGCGCAGGCGCGGGTGTGTCTGCGGCAGGCGTCGAATCTTCGTTGTCGTCGTAGGGATCGCCGTTCACGTCATACTGTATTGCCATTAATGACTCCGTGAAATCACAGACGCTGCGTTACGCGTTGTTCGGCGGAACATAGCCCGGCAGATACTCGGCTTCTTCCGGCGTGTACACACCGGCCGTCACACGCTCAAGCGGGTCAATCGCCGCAAACGTCGCGGGCGTCCACGAGGGACCCTTTAGCATTGCCCGAATGTTGCTGAGGTCATTAGCCAAGGCACCGTATCGTGCGTTTGTATCGCCTCTAGTGACGTTGAATTCACCGCGCTTGTTTGCCGCGTTTGCGTTAAACACCCCGGCGTTGAGCTGATTACCAAAGTTGAACTGAGAAGCCTCATTGCGGTTGTTAACTAACCCTAAGCCAAAGTTTCCCTTACGGGCAATCTCGCTGTCAGCCCGCAAGTAATCTGCCTGCTTTGTCTGGAAATCCAGTTGTTTCTTAATAGACTCAGCTTGAATTTCTGCCGCTGAAGTCTGTGCATCCGTTTGCTTTTTAGCTGCTTTGCCTGATGCGCTGGTCTGTAGCTTTGTGCCAGCCAAAAGCGCACCGCCACCAATGATTGACGCCGTAATTGCTGAAGCTATGGCCATATCAATTCGCTTTCTCTGTCGTGCCAAACACGACCTGCACAAGCCGCGCAGACGGCCCCGTGCCGTAATTATCGTAAATGGACCGTGAATGAAAATACCGCGCAGGGAAAATCACAGCACGGTTGAACTGAGCCTCAACGTGGTGCCAAAGTTCCCATTGCGCGGAGTCACGCCACGCTGCCTGTTCAGATGGAGTGCTGTCTATTGAGACGCTCTCCACAGCGCCAGTCTCGCGATGCTTCCAAAAGCACGTCCCATCGTTAAGTTCCGGATCTGTCGAAAGGTAGAGGATGGCCGTCCAATCCCCCATCGTGCTATCCGTATGGACAAAGTTAGGCTCGTGCTGGCCTTTCGGACTCTGCCGTAGCAGCGACAGCGTGAACGTCACACCTGGGCGCGTGTCGGTGAGCCAGTCCACAAAGCCCGAAGACTGACACACCGCCATCCCCTTCCACGATTCGCCGCCAGCGAGATGCGTTTCAAATGGGTGCGCCAAAGCCTCGTTGCGATAAACCATGGGGTCTACCAGCACGTTATCAAAGACGGCTATATCGTGCGCTGTCATGGGCGGGCCATGTCCTTCTGGAAGGACATCTCCGTGGGCATGTAGCCCATACGCGTATACATCTGGCCCACGCGCTCATTGGGCGCAATCATCTGAATAGTCTTGGCACCACGCTCAATAGCCCACGACTCGGCTTTCTTAAGCAGCCGCACACCACTCCCGCGCTGGTCTGGGTTCACCCACCAAAACAATTCCCCGGCAAACATATCGCCCGAAAGAAAGTGCGTTGTGCAAAGCATTCCAATCATGCCCACAACGTCTCCGTCACGGTCAATCAGGAACACCGTCCCATGATCTCCCTCAATGAGCATTGTCGCCAGTGCCGCCATTTGCTCGGGGTTCTCACGCACAATGTGCCGATAATCCGTTCGGATAAATTGCTGCCCCATCCGCACAATGGCTGGCACGTCGTCTAGTGTGGCGTGGCGAATCACAACACCTGCTCGCACGTCACATCAAGCCGATACGCCATTGGCGTGGCTCCAGTAGACGCATAGGTCGTGGCGTAGGTAATGGCCGAGTTCTGATCCACGCGCACCAATACCGACAACGTGCTAGTTGTCGCCGTGGTGTTCCCAGTCATCGCCACGCTGGAGGTTGTACACGCCACAGCCTGCGTCCAGCCAAACGTCACAAGCAACGAGCTGCTGGTTGTCGCGGCCGTTGTTACCCGTGCCGCCATCGACAACCGATACAGTCCCGGCAACACCGTAATCAACGGAAAGTTTGTGGCCGTGATCGAGGCCACTTGCGCCGTCTCTGTCGCAGAGGCTTGCAGCAACGGTGTGTTGTTGACTCGGTCAGCCAGTGAAATCAGCCAATACCGCATGACCTGCGTAAACCGGCCCGAGATGCTGTTCTTGATAATCGGCGCATCGACCGCAAACTCAGGAACAGGCGGCAGCAAAACAGCCATCAGCCCTGCTGCCCAAAGAAGCCGCGTCCATCGATCTCTGCGCCCAGAATGCGCCACGGGATCGGGTCCGTGACGGTAATCTCCGGCACCCACATCTTCAAGCTACTCGGCAGGCGCGTCCACACTACCTGCGCGTTGTATGCGCCCATCGCACCCGCTGCCGCCAGCCGCTCATCTGACCACGTCTTGGCATTCACGCTCGACCGCAACATGACCTGTGGGTCTACCCCTTGCCCTGACGAAGTGCCAAGGCCCGACTCCAGGATCAATTCCATCCGGCTGACAAACATCCGACGCACGCCTGGAGCGCGAAACATCGGAGGCGGAATACGCATCCGACGCATCGTCGCGCCATCACACTCCGTGGTCAACGCCGTGTCCATCGTACAGAGCTGACCCGTGGTCCGATTCCCAATGAGATGCTGCCCAAACCCGTAGCAGTGGTTTCGGGGTGCCCAGACATCGTAATCACCCGCCGCATCGTCCCAGACGCCGCGCTGGTGCCACAGGCCGGTGGTCAGGTCAAACACCCACGTCTGGTTGGCCGAGGGAAACGACAGGCAATAGAACGTATGCCCGGCTTCGGAATACACCACCGCCTCAGCGTCTGTGATGATCGAATCGCGGGCATACCCGGCAATCGCCGTCTCAACGGCGTAGGTGCTAATGCGCTGCGGGGTGACACCCGTGGCCCCCACCACAATGCCAGCCCCGTCAGCGGTCTGTGAGAGCCAGCACATGGTGCTACCCGCCAACTTCACGCTAAACGGCGCAGGCGTGCCGTAGCCAAACACCGCACCAGGCACAGGCAAGAACGGGAACGGCGACGTGCCCGCGTCATACCAAATCTCGCCGGTTTGCTCTCCGATCAACCAGATCTGGCGACTGCCATCGACCACCATCGCCCTCCACGGGTCAGGGGCAATGCTGCGCTGAGCATACTGCGTGGCATCCCACGTCGTACCGTCGTTCAGCCCAGAAATGTAGAACGTCGATGTCGCCGCATCAAAGGCCAAGAAATAGCCGTCGATCATGCCGCACATCGTGCATTTGCCCGCGAGGTTGGCAATGGTAGATAGCGTATTGGTCGAGATAGTCAGCAGATAGCCGTTGGTCCCTGAGGCAATCAACAGTTCCCCACCCGCATCGCCATTGCTGGCAATCTGTGCAGGGTTGGGGTCGTTGGCGACTGTGGGCGTAGTCACCGCCACAGCGGTGTTGTTCACAAAGACCTGATAGACCGTGTCGCCAATGACTGCATAGACACGCCCCGCCATCGAGAACAACGCACGGGTGTTCACGTTGGCGACTGTGGCGTATTCTTCGAAACCGGGACAGGGATACAGCGCGGCATTCCACGGCACCGACTTCGACTCAATCGGTTCTGGATACCAGTTCACCGTCTTTTCCAGATCGGCAAACGGACTCTGCGACTCGTAGCTGCCCGACACAAAGCCTGGGTACAGCATTACGTGTCCGAATAGATGTTGTAGTGCGGCCCTGCACCGCCAAACAGCACACCCGCGACTCCAGACGATAAGTCGCTCAGGCGCATGTTGGCGCGTTTGATATCGGATTTGGCTTCAATAGCTGCCATCTGCAATTCCGGCGTCAAGCCCGCATCAAAAGCACTCGACAGTTCCTTCGCCAGGCCCAGACGCAAGAACCGACGATAGCCCGGAGGCAGGGCAATGGTGTCGGACAGCGCCGTAAACTCTTCAACCGGCGTCTGCACGTAGATGACCCCTTGCAGCGTGGTGCTGGTCGGAATGGGATACGGAATGATGACGCCCAACCCAGAGGTATAGGTCGGGTTGTAATAAAAGTTCTGCGGATACACCGAGGTCAGCGCCTTTTGGGCAATAGCCGCATAGCCGTCTTCCGTCAGCACAGGCCCAAGGCTGTATTCGATGACCGGGCTGACACTTGTGTCCTGAAACCCGATGTTGCTAATGGCCATCGGGCCAGTCGGACGTGTCACGTCAATCGTGCCGCCACTGCCAATGGTATAACTGGCCGCAGTAGACAACGTCCATGTCTTGCGGGTGATGGTAAAGACCGTCAGGTCTTCCGTTGCCAGGCTGTTGATCCAGTCGTTCAGCCGTGACAAGGCAAACGTCGAATCATCCGCCGAGGCGGTTTCGCCTGTTTGGATAATCCGCAGGTCTTGCAGACTCGCCGTGATCAGCTGCTGGACGGTCATTTAGATCTGATACAGCGCGTTCATCAGTGTCGCGGTCGTCGTGGTGCTGTTCACGCGGATGCACTTAAGCGGCAACGTCGTACCCGCCACCACCGTAAACGCACCCGTGCTGCCGTCTTCAAAGACCGCTACCACAATGCCTGCACCACCGACAAAGATGGATTCAGCCGGGATAGCCTTAGTCGCGGCACTGGCGCTATACGTGCTGCCGTCAAAGTTGACGGTGTCGCTCTTGGTAATCAACACCGACCGATTGAAGATGTTGCCCATGGCCATTAGTTTGTCACCGTCACATGCTTCGGACGCCCACGCTTCCGCAACACAGGCGTCGATGGAATCGACGGCAGATGCTCGTGCGTGGCATCATCAGCCATCTTAGCTTCCACCTGTGCCACGGCGCTCATGCGCTGGTCAGCGAAGTGCCGCATTGCCGCGACATCCGCCATTGACTTCTGCGTGTCTTCATAGCCCGCCAACGCCAGATCCGGCGTGTCATACCAGCCCTGCTTCACCGACTTGTCCAGTTCCTCTTGGTTCTGCACAATCTGCTGACAGGACCGCGCAAACGCTTCACCCACCGCATCACCGACCGCCGCGAGTGGATCGCCGCACATGATCTTGCCATTCTCACGCGCCCGCGCCTGATACACCATTTTCGGAAACGGCTCGTAGCCATTGGCCCCAAATCCGCCGTGACGCTTCTGGGTGTTCCATCGTGTCATCTCGCGGGAGTATTCGCTGTCGGGATTGTGAATGATCGCCATGTGTCCTCTGAAAAGAGAGGGACGGCACGGTGCCGCCCCCCTTGTGAAAAGCCGAACCTACGCGATAGTGCCCGTGATGTTCGTGACGGTTCCGGCAATCGGAATCGCCGCAAACGCATTCCACAGGCCGTTGCACGCTACACACTGCATGGCAATCGGTGCCACCGCGTTGACCGTCACCACGTCGTACGCCGCGCCCGCGCCAGACAGCCCGCTTGTGAACGTCAGCACATGCGCCGCAGCGCCGTTACCAATGATCATCAGCGTGGTGCCGTCCATGTCCTTCGTCGGGACAGGGACCGTCAGGGTAATGGCCGACGTGCCGTTCAGAATGACACGCAGGTCCGTGCCCGCCGCCGGAAGCGTCAGGGTCGAAGTGGCCGTAATACTCTGCACCACCACCGCCCGAGATGCCTGATAGGTCACAACTTCCTGTGCCGATGGCACGGCAAAGTCTGCCGCCGCTCCATGCGTCACATTGGCTGTGATCTTGTGCGCGACCGTCGCGCTGCCATCAATGCCACGCTGCACCGGCACCGAAGTGCCAGACACGTAGTTCTGCATGACCTTCATCATTTCCTGATCGACCAGCACCAGTCGTCCCGCCGCCACAGACGTGGCCGACGCGACCGTGATGCTGGTGTCGGTCAGGGCTACTGCCACCGACAGAGTCGTTGTTGCGAGTGCCATGCTTAACCCCAGATCCGCGCAGCAAGCCGCGCCTGAATAGTTGCCGCACCAATCAGGATGTCCAGACGGCTAGGATTCTGGTCCGTGCCAATCTGATACTGCTCAACCATCCGGATCGAGAACCCAAGCGCCTTGCTTCGCACTGTGGTCGAGTCTGCGCCCGCACCGGGCTTCATCAGGTCGGCCATCACGAAGGCAAACGCATCGGGGTGATAAAGGAACGACTGCGGCGAGGTGGTCGTCGCCAACGTGCCGCTCGATGCCGACGTGGCACCCAGCACGGTAATGACCGCGTTGTCCGCCGGGGACGCATCCACCGTCTGCAACTGACCCGAGGTCACAATCGATGGGCTAATCGGCAGCGTGGCCATTGCACCACTGCTATCCGACGTGTCCGCCGTGACCACGAACTGCTGAAGACGACCGGTAGACGAGTAGGACAGCGGGTTGACGCTGTTCACGCCAGCGATGGTGAAGATGTCGCCCTTCTTGAGGGACGACGCACCAGACGCCCAGCCATCCGTCGCCAACGTGCTGCCGGTCTGGCTTGCGCCGTTGACGAGCGGCGTGGACGCGGTGAAGGTGCCGGTCGTGTGCGTCGGACGCACCGGATCCTGGAGCCACTTATCGACGCCCAGCTGCTTGCGCCCAAACATGCCCTCTTCGTAGTTCTCGGAGATGATGGCCGTAGGGTTAAACAGCGAACTGGTAGTGTTCGCCAGCGTGGACATGGCCAGCGGATCAAGGACAGCCACGCGGCCCCGCAGCGGGGTCGAAAGGTCAGTCAGCTTGACGCCCGCCTGCAGATACGTAATGGTCGCGCTCGGCGTGGTGCCGGGCGTGCCCACCGCACTGTAGATGTCCCGATAGACCGCATTGAACGCCAGCACTTCGGCTGCGTTTGCCAGAGCTTCCGCACCCGGCTCGACATACCGCGAACGGATGTTGTCGAGTTCGGTCGTGGCCTGCTGGCTGCTATAGCCAAAGGCCACGTTCTTCTGGTTGGTCAGCGAGATCGGGACCGTCTGGTCGTACAGGTTCTGAAGCTGAAGAGCCTGTCCGTCCGTGACGGTAAACCGCTGAGGGAGTCGAGCGTTGACAGTATTGCCGACTTTCGCACCGGCAATTTCGTACTGGTCGTCATAAGTCCGGTTGACGTTGGCCAGAAACACAAGCTTGTTAATGAAGCCTCGTGCCACTTCCTTGGTCGTCCAGGACGGGGTAGCAAGCGTATTTGCCACGGGTCACATCCTCTAAATTAGAGTCGTCCGCGTGCGCGGTCTGACGCATTCATTCGGCGAAAGTGTTCGTCAAATGAGGTGTCATCCGACACGGCAAACGCATCGGTTTGATGAGGCGATGTCCCGACCGGCCTAATCGGGGGTTTCGCGTTTGACACGACTCGAACTGAGGCACGGGAGGGAGCAGCTTCGAGTCGGGCTTCCAATTTCCCCATTTCCCGGTAGGTTTCTGCCGGGTGCAGCGTGGAGATGCGCTGAGATTCGTCGGGATGGGCAGACAACCACTGGAGAATTTCAATTCCGTATGGGCTGTCCATCGCAAGGTGCTGCATCGGCAACGACATCGGCGTGTCTGGATTCAGGGAGGAATCAAAGTCGGGGTTCTGCGCCCGGGCTTCCTGCAATCGTCCATTCCACTGCGCCGTCTGTGCCTGCTGCGTCTGCTCGTACTGGTGTTGCTGATACGCCTGCGCTCGTTCCGCATCGCGTTCGTGATGACGCACATCGGCCACAAAGGCCGACATCGCCATCGAATAGTCTTCGTAGGCGTCAAACTGATCAACAGTCGGCACGCCCGGAATCTGCTTAAACCGCGCCCAGTCCCCACCACCCGGCGTGGGTTCGGTGCGGATCGGCTCAGCCATGGCCTGCATACGGGCCTCAGCGGCGTCGGCACGACGTTCGGCCTCACGCTGCTTGGCAACCGCAGACTTGACCGCTTCTGTCGGATCACTCCGACGCTTGGCTTTGACAGGCACAACATCAGGCTCGTCTACCGGAGCCGTGTCACTGGCAGGGGCATCCTCAGACGCAGCCGCATCAACGGGCGGGGGATCGTCAGCAAAGGCGGTCTGAATCTGTTCAGCCGTCTCGTGATTGCTGTCGATAGTAATGTCGCCGTCCGTCACCTGGCCTGCGTCTGTGTTCATATGCCTCTCGAAAAGGGGGGACTTCAAAACAAAAGGCGCGTCTCATGGCCTTTCAGCCAGAAACACGCCCCCTCGTCGTGTGTCCCCTTGTCGTCTCACCCGCTGGGGAGCGGTTGTCGGCGCGGTAATTAATCGCGCCCAAGTAAGAACGTCAGCCGTTGAATAATTAATTCCCGGTCATTATCGCTAGATTAACCATATTGGTCAATTCAGCTATTTATTACGCCTGCTAATTGCTGCCGCTTTGGCTCGGGCGTCTTCCTTGCTCGATGCGCCCCACGCCTTGAGTGACAACGCTAGCCGCGTCGGATCACCGTCCGGTTCCGTCATCGGCCCCAGCATGTTGCCCATTCGGGCCAGAAAGCTGGCCCTGCGCGGGTTATCCCCGGCTTTGACGGGAGGACGCAAGGTGCCGCCGGTTTCGGCGTGATACGACGCTCGACCCTTGGCGTTTAACCCGCCTTCAGGGTTTTTGCCTTCTTTGCGCGTCCAGGCGGCACTCATACCTTATTCTTGCGTGTGTGTTTACCGTTGACTGTTGCTTCTAACGCGAGACGATTTGTCATAACGTCCGTTTGCATAATCTTCATGCAACTGCTGTGCATACGCTGTTGCAGCTTCTGGCGTTTGAAACGTGCCTAGATGTCGGCCTGTTTTTCTAAACTCCGCAATGATTGCTTGAGGATTACGCAAATGTCGCCCATCAGGCGTCACGGAAGGCAGCAGCATTTCTTTACCGTCAATGCCATAGCTTGACGAATCTACTGTAGACGTTGTCCTGTCTGAATTCTTAACAACAGGTTGGTCATACAAATTGATATTTCCCGATTGAATCATCCCTGGAGGCAACAATTCAATATCAGTTGTACGATCCGCAGGTGCTTCTGCTGTTTTACTTTGCAGCATGTCACCTAACGTGTTTTTGATACTGAGATATTTTCCCTTCACGCCCTCATACAGATCACGTGGTGTTGCAGGCATACCTTTTGGCGTATTACTGCGATAGACCTTTCTCGTTTGATCATCAGGCATTACATCGGCTCCGGCATTTGCTGGGCGTCTGCCGCGACATCTTCAGGCGTGCCTTCCATGTTCATCCCGCCGTTCTGGGCCGACAACGCCGCGTCCTGCTGGGCGTCCTGCATCGACCCTTCTTGGGCTTCCTGTGCGTCCTGCGCGGACTGCTGACTGGCCTGACCTGCGGCCTGATCGGCCTGCCCCTGCTGGGCCATCACGCCTTGCATGGCCATCTGCTGCTGGTGATACTGGTCCGCCGCCTGCGACATGGCGTCAAAGTGCTGGCTGGACCCTGTGCCGACACGGTTGACCTCGGCCGCAAAGATGGCTGCGGCTTCGTCCCCACGGATCTTCATGGCCGTAATGGCCAGCTGCGTCTCGTTCCGCATCCGCTCAATTTCCAGCTTCGCCGCCTGATCGCTCTGCGCGGTCTGGGCCTGCATCTGGAGCTTCTGACCGTCCGACTCCAGCAATCTGGTTTTTTCGTCCAGCGCCTTGGTCAACTGCTCAACCATCTGCCCGGCCTGCTGCAACTGCTGCTGCAACTGCTGCGGATTCGGCTGATTAGTCTGATCCTGCAACGGCGGCGGGAGCAGCTTCTTCACCCGCGCTGCCGCTTCCAGATGGCCGGGGAAGTCCCGGAACTTCAGGTAGATGTCGCCCAGAATTGGGAACAACTGCGGCTGGGCTTGGAACAGGTTGCCCAGTTCGTCTGCGCCTTCTTCTGAACGGCTCTTGTAGCTCTTGCCAATCGTGACCGATACGCCATACCGACCCTTTTTTAGGTCGTAGTTCTGGACTTTCGGTCCGGGCGGCGGGGCCATCGGCGCACCCCCCATTTGCGGCATCCCTGGCGGCATGACGCCGGGCGGCAATGGGCCAGCCGTGACACCGGGCGGCACAGGCGGCGGGGGCGGCGGTCCCTGCGGAGCCATCCCCTGCGGCGGCATCGGCGCACGCTGGGGCCGTTGCGTATTTGGGTTCATCGTGAACGGCGCGTTCAGCATGACGGTGCGCGGGTTGTCTTCCGCGTCCAGCAGCCGAGCCACACGGCCGGGCCGGT